CCGCTCAACGCCCTGTTCTTCCTTTGTGTGTATTCCTTACCGCTGAATTCTTCGGTCGGCTTCTTCTCGTCCGCATTCTGTTCAACGGAAGATTCTTCAACGATTACAGCGCCCGTATTTTCTTGGCCTTCGCCATCATTATTTAGCGGACGGATTTCGTCCAAAGGTCTTCCGAGATCCTTGTAGATGCGGGTAAGTTTCTTCCTGTAGTAGTCGTAATCGTCTTTAGATTCTTCCTTGTTCTGTCCCTTGCGATACGCAGTTATGGCCTTCGTAAGTCCGTATTCGGCATCGTCAAGTTCACGCTGAAGGATTTCCAAGTCCTTGCGCTTGCCTTCGCTCAACGATGCTTCCGAAGCCTTCTTCGCGCCTTCGGCCTGTAACTTCTGCAATTCGGCCATCTGCTTCTTGTAAGCCTCGTCAGCCTTACGTTGTTTGTAGGACGATATACCGCTTGTGTCGCCCGTGTCAACGAAGCGCTCAACAACGGCCTTCCATTCATCGTCAGCATCTTCGGGGAGTTCGCCGATTTCGGCCTGTCGCAAAGCCCTTGCGCCTATTCCGGCAAGAGAGCCACCTATGTCTCCTATTCCCTGTACGATTCCCTTGCGCACATCGCGTTCCTGTTCATCGCGCTCACGCCCTGTGCGTACACCCGACATAACCAATGACGGGTCAAGCATAAGCATAGACGGATTATAGATCCTAGCCATAGTTCCTCCTTACAGCAGGGCGAGATTGGATTGGTTGATGGACGAAGACTTTCCCTGCAAAAGCGCGAGAAGGTCGGCCATATAGTCCGATTCCTTCTGCTCGTCATCGCTTATCGCGCCCTTCGCGATATCGGCGTAGTTGAGCATACCCTGCGATTTCTTGTCAAGTTTGTTCTGCATCTTGTTGATGTAGTCACTCCATTCGGTGTACGCTTGCGACCTGTCCTGCCCGAATTGGTCAGAGGCCATCTTGAGCAGTTCCTCGTCCTTGTCAGCAATACCTCGCGCGATGTTCAGCGATGCGCCCGTACCGCGACCGAGTCCCGCACCACTAGCAGTGTGCTGAAGCCTGTCGCTCACATCCTGTACTATTTCGTCCCTGTTCTTCGCGATATAGTCTTCTCTCGTTATAGGCTTCCCGCTTTCGTCAGTGAACGAAAACTTGTCAAAGTCATAGGTCAGTTCTTCGGGATCGTAGCCTTCAAGTATGTCGCGATAACGAGCCTGTAATGCAGGGGACACGTAACTAGTCTGTCCCTGCCGGAAATCTTCAAGCATCTTTATCATCTTGTCATAATCGGATTCCGTTTGAGCGGTTATCTTCTCAACGGCTCTCTTACGTTCCCTGTCCTTCTTGGCTTGGGAATACCTGTCATAGATTCCTAGACCAAGTTCAGCAACGCCCTTGATGCCTCCCGTAATAGCGTCTTCTAACGGCATAATCTACCTCACTTTAAAATCCACATCGCAGACTCTCCGGCTTGGAAAGTCCCGTTGAACACCTGCCCGTTTAACTTGTACGTAGCGTAGCAAGAAACGGGTGGCTTGAATTCGCAATCCTTGAAAGCCTGTACGAAAATCAAGTTCCCGAAAATAGCCCAAGCGTATTCGGCCTTCACCATACGCCCGTAACTTCCCTTAAGAATCTCCGCGATCTCGCTTGTCGGAGTCCACGGAGTCAGTTTCTCAAGACCTTCATTTCCGTGTGGCTCTACCATTCCATCGCCTCACCGCCAAAGTTGATGCCCATCAAGGCGAACGGACAATCTTCTGTACACGAAATCTCTATCGTAAGGTATCGTCCGTAACCTAGATTGTACCAAATCGTCTCGTAGTCATACTGACCAATCTTGCCCATTGTCGCAGTTTCAAGGTCGGAGAACGTTGCTCCGTCCCAAGAATAACGCATCGTGCATTGTGCATCCTCAAGGATGCTGTTACTTTGTCCGTTGTTCGTGACGAGTTGAATCCAATCGCACACAAAGTTCAGATGGTCGGAATAGATTACGCCTCCGACACGCTTGCGGACAATAGCCCTGCCATCGTGTTCAGTCCACTTGGAATCCGATTGGAGGACGCAGACATCGTTGTCTGCGAAAAGGATATCGCCGTCCTCGTTCATTGTCGCGTAGCGATAGCGCCAAACGTTCATCTCGTTCTTCGCGCCTAGAGAACCGCGCTTGTGCCACATCTTCGTGAGGAAATCGTAGACTATCGTCACGTTGCCGGAAGGGAAGGATAGCGCGTAGAATACGTGTTGCCCTTCCTTCCACATCTGACCAACGGCATCGCGGGTGAAAGGCAGTGAAGCGATTAGTTCCTCAATCTCAATCGTGGAAACCTTCTGCGATTCCACTGATCCCGTGTTCACCCAAACGGCGTTGTCGCCCATATCGGAAGAGCCGAGCCAACACACCATATCTCCTATACCGCACAGCGAGTCAGTGGCCTTGATGCCGATGTTCTTGCTTGCCGTGTCCGGCGAGTTGAACGGATTGTTGACATCGTTGTTGTATTGGAAAACTTGGTAGGACTTGTCGCCGAACGTGAAGAGCCTAGAGCCGTTGCCGATTAGGGCAAGCGTGTTGTCGGGTTGCCATTCCGAATAGGTGATGAATCCGTAGTCCTTGAACGTAGTCGTGTTCACGCGGAACAAATCGTAGTATTCGGGATCTGTAGGCTTGTACGTTTCAAACGGGAATTGATAACTTGTATAGAACGCATCAGTCCCTGCATCGTTTACGACAAGGTATCCGTACAGGTAGGCGCAATGCGTGGGCGAGATGAACGTGTCCGTAGAGTTCACGCGCAACGGCAGTTTTATGCGCCCGTGGTCAAGCCATTCAGTCTGCTGTGATGCAACGGAAACGCCCGTGTTGACGGCGTAAACGTTGATGCCGTCAACGATAACCAAATGCGGGTGGGCGCTTCCGTATCCGCCCGTCTCGCAGAACCTGCAAGTCCCGCTAGTCGTAGCGAGTTTACCTATGGCCGTTGCGCTGTCGCGCTCAACAAGGTAAAGCGTGTCGCCCCACACTCCATATACTTTCGGCGATTCAGCCACGCCTTCCCCGTTGAAGCAACGCGAAGCCTTGAACATACCACGGCATTCGCCGACAGGGGAGCAGTAAGTTTCCGTCCCCTTGATTGAGCGCATAATGATTGAGAACGCCTGTTCCCTTTCGTCCTTGAATTCGGAATACATATTGAGCGAGTCCCCAAGACCTACCTTGCGGACATTGCTCCGGCTCACGCCTCCACATATGTTGGTGATGAACTTGTTCGCCATCGCCTAGTATCTCCCGAAAATAAACGAACCGCTCATTATCGCCGATTGGTTGAACACAACGCCCTTGGTTGACGGGCGCAAAAGGATCTTGTTGTCTGCGCTGTTAGCCTTTATCTGTTCTTCAAGTTCCTTCAGTTCCTGTTTCAAGTTAGCGCGCTTGACATCGCTTGCGCGTGGCCTGTCTACGCTCATCTTGTACGCCAAAGCGCGTGTGAGCAGTTCAACATACACGTTCGGAAGGGAGATGTCATCGTCAAGGCCGAGTTTCATATCCTCGTTGTAGACGAGTTTAAGTTGTCTGTGCTGTGCGACAAACCTTGGCTTCAAGTAAAGCGTGAAAAGATTGGCGCCCTTGGGTTGCCAAGAGAAGCAGTAGTCATTGTTTCCCGCATCGTAGAAGGAATCCAAGTTGACGAAATGCATCTCGTTCCAATCAAGCGCGTTGTCTGCGCGATAGAAGAGCGAGTTGATCCTAGTGATGTTCCCGTTGCAGGGAATGTCAGTCCCGCCCACAATGATCTGTTCTGAATCGCCGTAGAAACTAGCCTCGCCACGATAAGCAGTGATGTAGTTGTTGTCCGAGTATTCGCGAAGAATCCCGCAGAAACGCAGATATGAAGCCTCCGTCAGTTCAGCCGAAGCGCCCTGCTTCCTGTTGCACAGGTTGGCCCGTTCACAAGCCTCCGTTATGACATTCCTTACAGATGACATCTTGTACCTCTTTATAACAAATTAGTTTTTTACGCTAGTCCAACGGCAAACATAAAATCAGTAGGATTTGAGACACTTACCTTGACGGCGGGAAGACAGCGTTCGCCCCACTTCCTGTAGGCCATACCTATCCTGTTGCCGACCTCAAGCCTCTTTGAATGCTTTCGTATGACATCGCATACCTCCGAGTGTGCGCAGTAAAGGCAATAGGAGTATGCGTTTCCGGCACACTCCTCATACTTGTAGGGACACTCGCTCAACACCACTATGGCAATCTGCGCCCTCATCTGATTCTCCAAGTCAAGGAATCCGTCCCTGTCATTGACGGCTAGGAATCTCCTCACCTTCGGAGTCCTAATCAAGATGTTCGCTAGATGCTTCGCGACAAGGCCGAGCCTCTCGTTCTGTTCACTTGTAAGTATGTTGTAGCGCTTCGCAATCAGCAAAGCCTTCAGTTCTTTTGAATCTATGAATCTGTTGCTTTTCATATTGGATCTCCTTGTCAGACAAAATAACAAAAATCGGCAGTCCCGTTTGGTAGGACTACCGATCCCTTTAGGAGAATCCAATATTATTGGAAACTACTTGACGAGAATGTAGGCAACAGCACGCGGTTCAACGACACCCGCGAGGGTGACAACATCAAAGCGAGTGGTGTTTTCCATCGTCTCAAGGTTGACGAGTTTGTTCTTGTGGATGGTCACGCCGTTGATGCTAGCCTTCTCGTAGTCAGCGCCTTCAGCATCAAGTTTGTCCAAAGTCTCAAATTCAAAAGAGCCTTCGGCGCGGACATAACCGCCAAAGTACATACCCGCTTCGGGGATCGCAACCTTTGCGGAGTTGAAATCCGTGCTAGCGAAAGCGCTTCCGTCAGCCTTTGCGATATCGCGCGTACCCGCATTCGCGGTCATATCAACGCCCTGCACCACAACGTTTGCTGCGGTTGCGGAGGAGGCAACGGCAACATCGGCGAGAACCACGAAGGCGTGGAGTTCGGCGGTCACATCGCCAACGCAGTCACAGGCATATGCGCCGTCCACCCAAATCACAGCGCCACGCGGGATGGTGAAGCCCGTGGAAGCGGAGGAGAAGGAGAGAGCAAGCGTTGCCGTGCCGTTGCTGTTGGCGGTGTAGGCGCTAGTGGAAGCAAGCGTTGCGCCCGTCAAGCCCGTTACCATATCGGCGCTGATGTTTACGTTCTTGATGAAACGCTGTGCGCGATATTCGGCGCCGTGGAATTCGCCGAGCAAGCCCGTCTTGTACATAGCCGGAGCGCCAACGGGGACGAACTGCTGACCATTGGAGGTCAATGTACTTTCAATCTGCGGGGAGATAAATCCGTAGAGTTTTTCGGAGGTGATGGAGGACAGGTGACCGCTTGCGCGTGCGAGAGGCAGGAAGCCCGAACCAACGAAAGCCGTACCGCACTTACCGAGGTCGGATTCAACCACCTTGCGGACGGAACTATTGACGAGTTTCTGAGAGTTCGGCTTGGCGATCTCGTCATCCCACTTGAGGGAGGTGACGGATTCAATGGAGTTGGTCTTGACACCAACGTGCCACGGGTCAAGTTTGAGAGACACTTCGCGTTCAACGATAGAGGTCTTGTCGCCCGCGCTGATTGTGAGGGAGTTCACGGCCTCGCCCGTGTCACGGATAACGAACCTGTAAATTTCTCCGTTGCGCTTGCCTTCAAGTTGTCCGGCGAAATACTTGCGAGAACCCGTGGTGAAATACCCTGCGGATTCCGCGAAACGAAGAGTGACCAATTCGGCCAACGAGTTTGTTGCAATTGTGTTAGGCATAATGATAACCTTTGAAAAGTTTTAACTTGTACACAATCAGCGTGAATGCTCCTCAAGGTATCTGTTCCAATAGTTGGCATCCTTGGTTACAACGGAATCGCTTCCCGAAGATGTCTTCGCTTGCTTTCCTGTCGCCTTCAAGTTCTGCAAACCGCCCGATTCCCTTTCGGCCTTCGGCTGATTGCCGTTCTGTTTTGTCGCCCTCTTCTCGCGGATTAACTTGTCCGCAAAACGTAGGCGGTTGACAAGGGAGTCAAAAGCCTTTTCCTTGCCGTGGCGAGTCCGCTTGCTCAAGATCTCGTTGAGAAAGTCCGGCCTAGTCATCAGCACACGAACTACGATAGGGGATATGTCGCAATCGTCCAATCCCGAAAGGATAACGTTGTCTTCGTCATACCTTGCGAGTTTGTCCGCAAAATCGCGTCCCGAATTCTTGACGAGTTGGAGGTAAATCTGCCTGTCCTTCTCATCGGGGAAACAGGCCGATATCCTGCGCTCGTTCTCTTCAAGGTCTTCCGCCATCTGCATCTCGGCCTGTTGTTCCTCAAGGCGGGACAATTCTCGTTCCGCGCTCTTTCGGTCAATCAAGGTCTGAATGCCTTCGTCAGATTTCCCGTCAAATCCTTCCGAATTCTGTTTCGCCTTTAGGTCGGCGATTTCCTTCTGCAAGGACTTGATTTGGTTTTCGTAGTTTGTCTGTAAACGCTTTCGCTTTTCCTTTTCCTTGCGGAACGAACTAGCCCATCTTTCCTTGTTCTTCTCTAGATCGGTCTTTTCGTGTCCGTCACCATCGGGTCTGCCTCCCGCTTGGCTAGATGCCTTTTCCTCCGTGGCGTTGCTAGGCGTTTCGCCATCGCCATCGGTATCCTCACCCGCCACAGCGCCATCTCCTGTGTTGGGGGCTACGTTCGCATCGTTTCCGGCGGGACTATCATCCGCTTGCAGGGCGGTTTCCTGTCCGGCCTTATCCGAGTTCCCATCGCCGTTTTCCGCAGAATGCATTTTGGACAAGTATTCCTGTGCTTCTTCTGTGGTCATCATAAGCCTTACGCTCCAATCGGTTTTTACATCTCCGAAGATGTTGTTCAGTTTTTGGACGGATTTCCCGCCCTATGAACAAATTAGTAATTTGCGCAAGCCACAGAAAAAAAAATTTTTTGGACAACGTTCTTCGCGTTCCGTTCGCTTGTACATAACTACAAGAAAGAAAGAAGCAAAGAAAGAATATTAATTAATATAAAATAATTATATATAAACGAATAGTAGTAAATAGTAAATAGTAAATAGTAAGGTAGCATATGCTATTGCATTGCTATTGCATATGCTATTGCATTGCTATTGCATAGAGTGAAATCGTTGAAATTCGCTCAAATTCCCAATGTTATTTTGTTATAAGTATTTTGTACGTAAATTATATCATTTGTCAGTATGCTTTTGCATATGCAATTGAAAAGCCGTTGCATTGCTATTGCTATGCTATAGCATATGCTATTGCATACAGCGTGTACACACAGGTAGACAAGCGAACAAAACGGGTTACGACATTCTCTTGACATACCACTCCGCAATTGCGCAGAAACGCAGTTCCTAGCCATTCTTTCTGCTTTGTGGTATAGTTACACCTAAAAACAAAAAAGAGGCTCTAGAAGCCTCTTGTGTGATGAATTGATGTTGATTCTATTTGCCTTCCTCCTCGCATACGAAAATGAATCGGTCAACATCGTGGTAGTAGATCGCCGTGTCCATTGCTTCAGCCCTGCTTTCCGCCTTCACACGGATTTCTTTCTGCTGACCATCAGAGTCAGCGAAGCGGATAAAATAGGTAGTCATCTTATGCCTCCTCGTTGTTGAACCAACGGCGACCATCCCACGTAGCCCTGCTGAAGACAACGTTGCCTTCGGAGTCGGTCACGTAGCAATGGCCACGCGATCCGGCAAAGCATTCGCCCTTCGCGCGGTACAGGATGTACTTGCAAGCCTCGCGCTTGTTTGAGAAGACAGCATCTCTGATGAGAGATGTGCCATTGTTAACACTAAAGTTAGCGTAGTATTTAGCCATATTGGTATCCTCTGTTGAATGTTTTGGCTTGCCATCATCGGTACGCAGGTTGCCGTCCTGCATAGACACCCCGAAGGGTGTTTCGGCGTGTGCTTGTGAATGTTAGCCAATGTCCATTACACGACAACCGCAGTCCCATATCGTGCAAGGATTGTATGCATCCGTGTTGATTCTTTCCGCATAGTCAAGTGCCTCGTCAAAAGAGGCGAACTTGACTTCCTTTATGGTTTTTCCGTCATAACCATATCTGCTATCCCAAACTTCAACGATGATCATTGTGTGCCTCCTTGTGGCGGTTGGTTGTTGAGTATGCCCCAAATATACATTATATTGTTTACTTGGGTACACTAGAACAAAAAAAAGTGTTGTAAACGCATATGTCATATTATGACAAAAAACAGCCATTTCTTTCGTTTTTACGCAAATTTCCGCATTTTTTGCATCTTTCACCTTTTTTACAACACCCCCAAAAAAATGCCGGAGGACGGCAACGATCGCTGTCTCGGTCAACACTGTCAACAGCCTGTCAACATACCCTATGCGACAAATAGTGTCGCGATGAATATACTTAATGCGACAAATAGTGTCGCAATGGAATCTACTGACAAAAAATGTCAGTAAAAAAGAAAGACACCGCGAATCGCTGAATGACAAAAATTGTCAGTAAAAAAAACGGACGGACTCCGAAGAATCCGCCCGCCACCTGTTTGCTACCCAAACAAGGCTGAGGTTTTAGTACAAGTTAATCAATCGTCCCATCCGAGTTTCTTGCTCTTGGTAAACAGCCCTGTATTTGACCTTATGTGCCCGTTGTAGAACTGACCGAGAGAATCGCTCGTCAGCATATCGCCGACCATATCCGTTGACAGCGAGTACGAATAGTTCCTGCCGTTCAGATTCAGTCTCGCTAGGCCGAGTGACGGCACGATGTGTACCCCTCCTATCCAAGACGAACTTATCTGTATCGGCCTTCGCGGTTCTTGTTCTCCCTTCCAATACTTCTCAATCTTCGTTGGCTCATCGTAGTTTTCAGCCCACGCCCTCGCCATACGCTTTCCGTTGGCGATCTGCGCCGGAGACATACCGATACGGATAAACTGCCGTTCACGCTCCTTCGTGAACCTGTCTATAGCATCTTCGTGTTCCTTCGGCGTTTGCATATACGCCGAGTCCTTGTACTCGCGACCGCTGTCCTTGAATAGTTTGTTGTGGGTGAGTTCATCGCCGACCTGTGAATCAAACTGCATCTTCGCCTCCCAAGGTGTCAGCCACCTTCTTCGCTGTGTCAACGGCGACCTGTTCGGTCTCAACCGCAGTCCTCTGCATCTCCGCTTCCACCTGCTTGTTCTTGATCGCGAGTTCTCCCGCGACCTTCGCGTTCTGCGCCTGTAGTTTAGCGGTCTCAATGTTCATCCTGTCTCGTTCGCTGATGACGAACTTCTGCATATCGGCATTACGTTGTTCGCGGTTCGTCAGCAGGGAGAGTTCGGCGGATTCGTACTGCTTCTGCAATTCCTCGTTCTGTTTCTCAAGCGAGTCAATCTGAATCTGCATCTGTTCGCAGACGGATTGCATACGCTTCAGTTCGTGGACGGCATACGGGTCAGCCGGAGTCTCGCTGACAAGCGAGATGTCCTGCGGGAGATTGGCTACGATGTCGGCCTTTACCTTGTCCGCATAGTCGGAGTTCAGCGTGTCAATGTAGTGGATGGCTATCACGCTCTTCAAGTTGTCGGGGACGAGTTGAGCCAATGCGGATAGTTCCTTACGGCGCTTCATATCCTGCGTTATCACGGCAGGGCCGTTCTCAAGCGTAAAGCGCAAGTCCTTGCCACCCGTCAGCAGTTCAATAACTACGCGGGATATAGTCCTGCAAGCCTTGTATGCGTTGTTGTAAAAATTGCTTACGTTGCTTTCTGAGTTTATCTGCTGTTGCATCACCTCGGTCGCTGTCTTGCCCGTCTCGTTGATGCCGTTGATGCCCGTGAGCGGGACACCTACCACATCGCTCAAGAGGTTGCGCGTGTTCGCGATCATATCGGAGAGGTCGCTAGTGACGAAACTTTCCTGTACGGGAATAGGCGCGATATCGCCCTTGTACATTACAAGCAAACTATCGTCCTCGTTCAGTTTCTTGTAGTATTCGTCTAGCCCTGCGACAGAGTCAACGTTCGTGATGTAGTTTGCCTTCACGCTACGCCCTGCTCGTTCCACCATCGTGGAATACGCGATGTTGATTCCGAGTTGTAGCGAGAATGTCTTGTCCACGATACCGACATATCGGACGGCGCCACCCCTGTATGTTTCGTATCCGGCAAATCGGATGATAGGGATGTAGCGGATCGGCAGTTCACCCCTGTCAACGATTCCGTTACCGCAGATCTTGAACCACTCAACGATAGTGGCCTCGCCTCGCTTCGCCTTCCTGTAGTAGGTGACAATCTGTACCTTGTCCGCAACGTTGCGCCATTGGTCAATGTCGGTAAAGTCAAGAGCAGGAATGGCGCGTGGATAGTCCATCGGGACAATGCCGTCACCATAGAGTCTCTTCGCCTTTCGTACGGAGATGTAGTTGACGATTGCGCCCTGCTCGGCATCGCTCCCGTCAACGGCTGTAGCGTTCGGGTCAAACGCCACGGAGTCCTGCCGTTGGATGAATTCGCCGAGGATCTTGTTCTCGCCCGTCAGTTCGTCCTTGTCAATGCTGATAACGTAATATCCGTTACCGCAGATGAATGCCCTCTTCGCGCTGAACAGGAAATTGGTCTTGCATTCGTTATCCTGCTCAAAGTCATTGATTGCATCCTGTATATCCTTGTTCTCGCCTTCGGTATCCTCAAGCGCGTTGTGCCACGGCGAATCGCTGAACGGCGAAATCACGGCGTTGCTCATAACTTCCCAATTTGAGAAATGGAGGTTCGGGCGCAGGGCGTTCTCGCGCCTGTATGTCTTCTTTACGGATTCAGTCCAAAAGTTACCGCTGAACATCTCAAGTTGTTCAGTCTGCCGAGTGACATCCGTGCTGAATTCGTCCGAAGATTCCTTAAGAAACTTTTGGCATTCGCCGATGATCTCAATGTCTTCCATATTGTTCCTTTGTACGTTTCCCGTGAAACATCCTCTCAATACAAATTAGTTTTTTCAATGCCCGAAGGCGTGTAGGAATGCATTCGCCACAGCCCTCGCATCAACCTTGTTGTTCACTTGTTTACGCTTGTATAGCGACAGGCAGAGCGCATCGGCGCTGTCGGGACTACGGCCTATCAGCGCCTTTATCTGTTCCTTCGGGTCTAGTATCGTCTTGCCCGAATTGTTCACGTTGAACGTTGTGTGGCGCATCTCCTCGCGAATCTTCTCGTCATCAACGTAGAAGCCGGAACGGATTGCATCGGCGCAGACAAAGTACATCTCCGCCCTCGCGTTAGCGTAGTTCTTGTTGTCTTCCGCGGATTGCCCGAAATTGATTGATTGTATGTCTATGTTCTTGAACGCCATATTGCACAGGTCACGTAGCCCGTTGCCGAATCCGCCCGTGGTGTCTATCGCGATCTGCTTCACATCCCATTTCGCAACGAGCATACGCACGATTGACAATTGCTTGAGAGTGTCGGCCTCCCTTGTCTCCACCTTTTCAACGATTCCCGAATCGTCACTGCACACAAATTCAAAATTGTCACGCCCGTCTCCGGCGCAGTCAATGCCTAGCGAGACGAATCCGCTGTTCGCCCTAGCAGTCTTCGGGAATTCGCTTTCTCTGATGACACAGAAATCCAAGTCGTCATCAAGTATCTCGCCGTTGATCTCTTGTCTGTAAAAGTTCGGGTCGGTTATCAGTGACTTGATTAACGCCTTCTCCTCTTCGGAAGCCTTCGGATTGTCATCCATCGTGATATCACGTATAACGTATTTCTCCGGCACACTGCTCTTCACCCACTTGTCCCACTCGCTACCCTTCTTCGGAGTAGATGCGAATCGCAAGCCTGTCTTTCCTCCGCTGTCACGCATACAGGGAGCGACCGCAGAGAACAAAAGTGACGGGCTTGGCGCCAATGCAATTTCGTCAAAATAAATATTTCTTATGCGTGTTGCGCCTCGTGCGTTCTCAAAATTTTCGTAACTGAAATAGAATATGACACCATCGCTTTCGTCAATCTTGATGGTGTGCTTCTTCTCGTTAACCTTCGGGTGGAATCCCCACTTCTCTAGCGTGGCCTTGATTTCGGGGATGAAATTGCTTTCCATCACAGCGTTCGTCTGACAGAAATACATACAACGTAAGCCCTGCGCCAAGTCAAGCGCAGACGAGTTCTGCATCCAAAACGATTTGCCCGAACCTCGTCCGCTGTATAGTCCCTTCACGGGACAATCGTTGAAGAACAGCCTCTCTTGGTGTTCAAGGAATTCTATCTCAATCGCCATCGGAAAGCCTCTTGATGTGTACTTCAATCGGCTCACGTTTTTCTTCGGCTTCGTCAGCCTTTATCGTTGCGTTGTACGCGCTCATAAACATCGGCATATCGGATGCCCAAGTGACTCCGACCATCTCAAAGAACTTTGCGATTTGGTCAAACTTTCCTTTTTCGTAAGCCTTCTTTAGCGCAGGGAAGATTAGTTTGTACTTGTTGTCAATCATCCTCTTCCTGTCGCCCGTGAATCCGAGCATCGCGAAGAATTCTTCTTCTTCGGGAGTGAGTTTGGCCTGTGCTTCCCAAACGGCGCGTTGTTCAGCAAGTCTCTTTCTTACGGCAAGCCCTTTCAGTCTGTATTCGTTTGCCGTTTCTTTCGTTATACGGACACCTTCCGTCCCGTCAAATGGTGTTATGGGCATAACTATACCCCCAACACAAAAACGAGCCTACGTTGCTCGTAAATGCTCGTCATAAATTTTGCATATATTCGCATATATTCCATATGCCTCGCCTCGCTTTACATCCGAGTAGATGGTAGTTGACTCCCACTACTAGGATGCGTTAGAATGGATTCTGCACCTTGAAGATTTCTTCCGCGCTGTACTTGCGCCTAGCAGAGATTTTTTCCACGGCATCAATCTTGAGTTCAAGTTTCGCGATTCGTTCGTTTGTACGCAACATCGCTTCCGAGAGATCTTCCTGCGCCTTCTTCAGAACGGCAACGCATTCCTTGAGAGACTCAAGGTCGGTCTGCGGGCTTTGTTCGCTTACCTGTTCCTTCACTTCGGAATCAGCCTTCTTCGTCCTCGCCATCTTCATCTACCTCTTCCACCATTTCGGTGGCGTTCTCGTCATACATAGGTTCGCCGGAGTTACGGGCGTTTTCAATCGCGAAGAGCATCTCGCGGAATTCGGCCTGTTCCTCCTCGTCAAAGTTGTACTTCTCGGCAAGCCGACCGAAGAAATCAACAAGTGCATCTGTGATGTTCATAGTGTTACCTCATATACAAATTAGTTTTTTATTGACAAGTTTGTCGGCGGAATATATATTTTAGGGTGTATCCCCTTGAATGAATGAGAAGAAGGGTGGCGGATTTCTCCGTCACCCTTTTTTGTTTGGTTAAATTGAAGGTGACACCATCGGGATGTGTGGGGATCACTTGTGTTATAGTGTTGCGCCCGATGATGCCACCAATAGTCACCTGTTCCGTTCCGGCCTGTCCTTCGGGAATCTGTTGTAGTTGATGCACGACAGCACTCCGCCCGTCCTGTTGATGCAGTAGTCCTTGGAACTGCAGGTGTCGCAGATTGACTTCTTCGCTTCGCTCATTCTTCAACCTCCATACGCTTGATTATCCGATGACAGGCTGATGCAGAGATGCCGTGCTTCTCCGCGATAAGACGGATGGTGTGTCCCGCCCTGCGCTCGTCAAGCATCGCCTTCCTGTCTTCAAGCGTTGTCTTGTTAGGTTTCATCGTTGCGGATGCGAGTCCCGCAATCTTGCGGATAACGGCGACATCGGCCTCCGTCAACCCGAAATTTGACGCGTAGGATACGGCCTTGCGCTTCGCGCCTCCGAATTCGGAAAAGCGCGATTCGCACCACTTGACGAACTGATCTTCACTCACGTTCATATATCCATCCTCCTAGAACGGCAAATCGTCTGCGGACT